TGACTCACAAAAACAAATTAACGACAGAGTAGGATTTTTTACTAATGCAACACTGCCAGATAGTGTCATTAGCGATAACGAGATAGCAAGTTATTATTTATTTGCAGGAAGTGATGGATTGATGAACGACATGATAGATAGCCAATGGCAGACGGATTTGGATTAGCAATGGCAGAATTAGAATTTGCAGGTGCTAAGTTTCGTGGTGGAAAAATATTTGTTATTCTCACAGCCTTAACTACTCTTGGTGGTGGTCTATGGGGTGGCTTTGAATTTTACAAAGATTACCTAGACATGAAAGATCAAATACAAAACTACACAGCACCAGACCTTAGTGGTTTTGATAAACGATTAGATTTAATTCAACAAGAAACAGAAATGATTACGCAAGAAATGAGTATGATTATTCAAGAAGTACAGCTTGTTTCTGATGTAGCTAACGAATTAAAAAATGATCTTAGACAAGATGTAAGACGCATTGAAAAGATTGTTAATGATGTAGAACAACAAGTTAAAGAAGATAGCAGAGAAAACGCAAGAGATTTAAAAGAAGCTATAACTAATATAAAAGATGACATGAAAGCATTAGAAGAAAAAACAGATAAAAACATTAAGAGAGCATTAGATAATCCATTATCTAAAATGAAATAATGTTTAAAATATTTGCCATGATTTGTATGCTTAATGTAGGAGAGTTAGATCAAACACTTTGTTTTAAAAGTGAAGTACCTTTAAACTTTAATGATAATATAGAATGTAATTTAGCAAAAAACAACTTAGCTAATTATCTTGATGCTGATTTAAAAGAAAGAAAATTAACAGTCATATTTCAATGTGGCTCACATATAGGTAATACAAATGTCTAATTGGGAAAAAGAAATTGCAGAATTAAAAACTGATGTCAAATATATAAGAGAAGATATTAACATCATGCAAAAACAAATAAGAGATTTAAGTCAAACTTCTAACATGGGCTTAGGAGCATTAAAGACAAGTTTATTTATTGGGGGAATACTATCAGCTATTTGGGTATTTGTTAAACTACTCGGAGGCCAATCTTAACCTCAACTAAAGGACTATAGATGAATACAAAATCTATCCTGGTTCTTTCTGATACACACTTTCCTTATGTTAAGAAAGAATATTTTAAATGGATAAAAAAACTTAAAGATAAGTTAAAACCAACTTTAGTAGTACACATTGGAGATCTTGTAGATTTTCATAGTATCTCTCAACACTTACATAGTGCAGAGTTACCAAACATTAAATACGAAATAGAAGATGCTAAAAAACATATTAAGCAACTCAGAAAAATATTTAATTGTCCTATGCCAATCATGTGGGGCAATCATGATATACGCATACAAAAAATAGCAGAGAAGTCAGCTATACCAAATTCTTTTCTCAAAGAAATAAATCAAATACTAGACATAGATCCTAAATGGAAATGGACTTGGCACGATAAACTTATTGTAGATCTTCCAAATAAAAACAAAGTATTCTTTACCCATCATTTTAAGTCTAATGCTTTATCTAGTGCAAAAGAACTTGGCCTATCTTTATGTGTGGGCCACCAACATACAAAATCAAGTGTAGAGTATTGGTCTAGTCCAACAGCTTTAAATTTTGCTATGTGCGTAGGTTGTTCTATTGATCCCAAACACGAAGCCTTTAAGTATGGCAAAAACTTTATTAAAAGACCAATCATATCAGTAGGTAGCATCATTAACTCACAGCCTCAAATTCACAGTATGCCAATGAAAGACTCTACCTGGACAGGTGAGATTTAATGGATAAAATAAATCCACCTTACTACAGGAAAAAAATAGAAGTAACTGACTACATTATTGAATACGACATGAATTTTTTAGAAGGTAACATTATTAAATATGTCACTCGCTACAAAGAGAAGAATGGAATTGAAGATCTTAAAAAAGCTAAATGGTATTTGGAGAAGTTAATACAATGTACGAAGAATTAAAAGATAGGATTAAACAACATGAAGGTTTTAAGTTAGAACCTTATCAGCTTTCTTATAGAACCAAAGATGGTAAGAAAGTAAAAGAAGATTTTTTGACAGGTGGTTATGGCCACAAGTTAAGTAAAGACGAAGAAGTACCAACAACCAAAGAAGGTTGGGATCTTTTATTTGAAAAAGATTTTGAACAGGCTTTAAACCAAGCCACCCATTTTATTGATAAAGATAAAATAAAGTTTGAGGCTTTTACCATCATAATTGAAATGGCTTACCAAATGGGAAGTAGCCTACATCAATTTAAAAACTTAAAAGCAAACCTTGAAGATCAAAACTATGTCTTGGCTAGTGATAGCATGATGGACAGTAAATGGGCAAACCAAACTCCTCGTAGAGCTTCCTGGTTGTCCTTACTTATGAGGGATTTATGAAAATTATAATTACAACATTATTAACAGCTTTAGTTGTCATAGAATTTTGTAACTTAGTTATCTACTACGAACAAGTAGGAGATGTACTATGTTAACTAAATTATTAGGTGGTGACATTGTAAAAAATGTAGGAGGAATAATTGATTCCTTACATACTTCACAAGAAGAAAAAGATAATGCTAAAATAAAATTAAAAGAAATTGAAGCACAGATAAACAAAGCACAATCAGATATTAATTTAGCAGATGCACAAAGCAAAGCAGGTGGTATTTCTGGTATGTTACAGCGTTCCTGGAGGCCTTTAATTGGTATGTCATGTGCCTTAGCTATATTTTGGGAATTTGTTGCAAAACAATTTTTAATGTTTTTTATAGCAACTTTTAATATTGAAACAGCACCATTACCTCAATTAGATATGGGTACACTAATGCCTTTAGTCATGGCACTTTTAGGTATGGGGGCTTTAAGGTCGTATGACAAAACCAAAGGTCTTACAAAATAATCATGAGTAAATTAGAACAAGAAAACAAAGAATTAAAAAAACAAAATGCTTTTTTATTAGACCGATTAGAAAAGGCTTACGAAACAAAAATGATGTTACGACAAGAAAGTATTAAATCAAAAACAACAGTAGAAACAGTTAAGGAGGCAGTAATTCAAAATGGCAACATATCAAGGTAAAACTGTACCTCTTAACAAGCCAATGAGAGGTGATGTAAAAAAATTCAAAGTCTTTGTTAAAGATGGAGATAAGGTCAAAAAGATTAACTTCGGTGATCCTAATATGACTATCAAAAAAAATAATCCTGCTAGAAAAAAATCTTATTGTGCAAGATCTGGTGGTATTAAAGGAAAGAATAATAAATTATCTGCTAACTATTGGAGTCGCAGAATGTGGAACTGTTAAACAAAGGAAAATATTATGCCAATGTATCAAGGAAAAAAATATCCCTACACATCTAAGGGGTTAAAAAAATTAAACGAAGATAAGAAAAAAACTAAAAAGAAAAAGAAGAAGAAGAAGTAATGAAAAAAGGTTATCATAAAACTAAAGATGGTAGAGTAGCCAAAAAGGGATTGTATTATTATCTTAATAAGAAAAAAAAATCTGGTACATCTAAAAAAGGCAAAGGTACTGTAAGTGATAAAGCATTAAGACGAGCAAAAAAAACAGCTAAGAAATGAATAATCCTCCAATGGTTCAAGTTGTTTGGCTTGATACTAATGAAGTATCAGATAGCACTTGGCAAACTAAAGATGACCTTCTTAAATGTGAACCATGTATCATTGATTCACTTGGTTATCTCATATTAGAAAATGATGATTTTGTTATTATTTCTGCTGATAAAGATGGTAAAAATGAAGATGATCTATTTGGTAGATCTCAGGTAATTCCTAAAGGAATAATTAAGAAGATTCAACACTTACAGGAAATATAAGAGGACTATCTATCTTCTCTATCTCTCTTGGCTGATATTCTTTCTCATTTTCTTCAACCATTAATTTATATTTGACTATTAAATCATCAATAGCACTTATCATTTGAGGACAATGTTTATGTTTTTTTACTTCTTTTAATTCTTCTATAAATGTTAATTGTTCTATCATAACTTTCCTTCTAATAGTGTTGGGAATATGTTGAGTATGTAAGTTCTTAGCCTTATATAAACTTCCATATTCCCTACACAGTTTCCTAGTTTTTCTTGTTTTCTTCCTTTCTTTCTAAGAATATACAGAAGGATTAGTTGAGTTGCAACCCTTGATTTCTCCCAGAAAATAAGGAAGTGTTGGGAAAGTGTTAAATTATTGTGGTAATTCACTTATCATATCCTCAATATCATCTGACGAGGAGTTAATGTAATTTAAAGCCGTCTTTTCACTTGTCCAACCTACAGCCTTCATGATCTTTTCAACACTTGCTCCATTGTCACCAAGTATAGATGCGTGAGTATGTCTACAAGCATGACGTTTTTTATTTAAACTTACACCGGCATTGGATAGCATTTTTTCCCAACGAGTTTTGATACTCTGATCTGTTTTTTGTTTATCTAATAAAGATCTCCACTCAAACAAATAACCTTCTCTGTCATTAATCTTGGAGAGGTAATTATAGAGTTTATCGTGCATGAATGTTGTTCTCCACCTCTGCGTTTTGTTTTCCCAAAGTGTTATTTTTCTATTGTTTAAATCAATCATAGGCCTATTGTAATGATCTTTTCTATCCCAATGTACCTCTAGGGCCTCTTGCACTCTACAAGCTGTGTAGAAGCAAAAAACAAGCAATAATTTAATTTGAAAATCATCTGAGTTATCTAAACACGCATTGATTTCTTCTATAGTAAATTTTTCTTTTGGTTTATCCCTTGATGATACTTGGGGGAAACTTTTTAGTTTCATATACCCACACCATTTATTCTCTGCTCCATAATGCAAGACTTTTGATATTGGCATAATAAAACAATTATTAACTGTGTTATATTTACTAGATATTTCTATTCTTTCTTCTAATGGATAATCCATAAAGCGTTTTGTAAACTGTTTAATAACAGGGTACATTTCTTTTGCTTTCGTTCTAACAATATCATTGGTAAAATCATTAAGATAAATAGAACCTACATATTTTTCTACTCGTAAATAAATAGACTCTCTTTTAGAACTTGGTCTTTCTATAGGATCATTTAATAGTTTTTGTGAACACTCCTGATAAGTCATTTCCTTCTCAGGTTTTAGTTCATTTGTTATTTCTTGTATTCTTTTCGTACATACAAATTCTGCATCAACCTTGTTTGTGCAACCTGTACTTTCAGCATTAATAGTTTTGACTTTTCTGCCAAACCTAACTGTGCCGGTTATGTAATAGTATGGCGATTTGCCATCTTTTCTTTTGAATGTTCTGAGCATAATTCAACTATCTCCCCAAAGTCGTTTTCGGTAAAAAACTGTTTTTTACCAACATATCGGAATAAACTTGAATTACTAGGAAAGGCTATTTGTAATTCATTCAACCATTTCTGTAAAGTTTTTTCGTGTACTCCAAAGTATTCTGCCAAATCTTTCTTTGTTTTTAAATTAGTCATAATAGTTCTTGTTGCCTTTCATCTTTTGGTTTCCATTGGTAATAAAATAATTCGTGCATATTTCCTGAAAACTTATCAGGTACAGAATATCTTTTTATTGGGTTATCTAGCTGAGAGTAGGGTACTAACATTTCTTCTCCCTCAACTTGTATTGTTAAATCATCAAATTCTTTTTTGCATTTAGTAATATACTTATCTCTTACAGCTACTAAACTTCCATACTTACTTTTTACTTTTACTATCATGTGCCAAATCCTGACAATTTCATTTCTGCTCTTTTGATACTGTTGCTGTCTAAAATAAATTGTATCTTGGTTTCCACCCTCTGCATTTCTGCATAAGCCTCATCTTTTAACTTATCAGCCATTTCTAATTGACTAACTACTTCCTGGACTTCCTCGTTAATCTTAGCCTTAGCTTTCGCATCATCTACAGAGTTCTTTTCCTCTGATTGAAAACGATACATTAAATATTTTTGATTAATCTTTTTGTCTTTGAGATCTACAAGTTGATTGTAAACTCTAAAACATTTACGATAATCTATAATCGCTTGTTTCTTTTCCTCTGCAATCATGTGAGGATCGTACTTATGAATATTCATTTTCTAATCTATCAGCTATTAATCTAAGAGTAGTTACTCTTACTTCTTTGTTATAGTCTTTATCCTTATGACAAAGATCATGGCACTTCCGACAAAGACAAGTTAAGTTCTCAATGTAATCTTTGCACTTAGAACCTCCGGAGCCTTTTGCTGATATATGGTGAATATCAACTCCTTCCCAACTACTACAAGCAAAGCATTGATACGATTGAACCATTGTGTACTCATCATTCCAAAAGGTCGTAAAAACTTTAGTGTGTTTCTGCAAAATTATTTCCTTTGCTTACTATGTATTCTTCGTTCTCTATGTATTGATTTTGGTTATCAGCATACAATCTATTAAAAAAAACTTTAATAATATATTCATAATTGTACCCTTGATTTTTTCTCATATCCCAAATAACCCAATGTAATATTTTGTTTATTATTTCTTCATATTTTAAATCACTCCCTACAAGATCATTAAAAATTTCTTGTAAGTTTTTTTCTAATTTTTTTTCTAATTTTTCTTTTTGTGTCATAATATTTCATCTTCGTTTACTGGATCTAATTTAATGTGATAAAAAACTGTGGTGGAATCTCGTTTAATAAAGTTGCCTATTTGCGTTAAAGTTTTTTTTGTTTTCTTAAAAGCTAAATGACAAAAATCTCGTCTTGCATAAATTAAGTGTTTATCTTTTCGTTTATTATAAAATTCATCAACACTAATTCTATAAAACAAACACACTTTTTCTAATATGTAATTAAGATCTGTTTTAAAATATTTAGATTTAACATCAAAAATTTTTTCTTTTTGAAAAATAGGGTTCTCGCATATCTTTTTTAAAATGCGTATTTCTTCCTCAGTAAATGGTGAGGACATTTTACTATCCTCACTATCTTTTAATTTTTGAGAGAGCATTAACATTTAGTTTTTCTGCTTCCCAGTAGATGTATTCGTCTTTGTTTTTTTTTTAGGTTTAGTTAAATCTTCATCAAGAGGAAATCTTTCCCAACCATATTTAGTTCTAAGTATGTGTTCTATTTTATCGGTATTAACTTTCATTACTTCCTCGCTGATAAAAAGATTGTTGTTGCGTGTTTTTGCTGAGAGTCTGCCGGACATCTTTGATACCACTCTTTACTCTCTAACTTACTTACAATAACACCTAACTGATCTATCATATCATCAACATTACTTGTTCTTGTTGGCTCACTTACATTTGCTCCATGATTAAATGATGTATCAGGCTGTGAAGGTGCTGAACCATTAATTAGTTTAGGCATTTTATTTATAATGCCCATTTGTTTTGGTGATGGTGTGTAAGTTCCATCTTTTTGATCGTCATAAAAATTCTTTTCCCAATCATTACACTCAGCGTAATTTACCTTAGCCATTTCTTCTTGCATTGTTGCCATATTAATATCCCCAAATTTCCTTTCTGATCTTTGTTACTTTAGGATCATAATTCCAAATCCAGTTATCTAAATCAGGAACTATTAACTTCTTCATTTCTTCCTTATCCTCGCATTTTGATAAGAAACTGTGCATAGAGATAATCATATCTCTAAAAACTCTTTGATATGTGCCTGTGTTCTCCAGGTTAAACCATTTGACAGTATTCTTTCCTCTACTGACCACAGAATATAAAACTTTATTTTCTACATTAGATGTACTTGTGTAATAAGATTGTTGTAGGCTTACTGAGTTCGTAAGAGTAGAAGGCATACGACCAGATGATTTAAGATCTACTTTAAAATATGTACTCTCTATTGGTGTAAGTAATCCAAAATCTGTGTAACCAATTATAGGTACACCTAATATTTCACTTTTTTGTTCTTCTTGGAAATCTTCTAATTCAAACTGTTTTAACTCTTTCCAAAAACCTTTTATGTATAATGGTATGTTTGTTTTCTCAGTTG